CACCATCCACGGTGGGCAGCACCGCCAAAATGATGCCCGCAAACACCTCTGCCGGCAGCGTCCAATCATGTGCATCCAGTAGGCCACCGCTGATCACCACGGTCGCGTCCAGCGCAATGCCGTGCATGGCCAGCATCACTGCCTCCAGCGGCTGAGCGCTCAATAGGTCAATGTCCAGCGTCACGGCAGCGCCATCCCAGGCGAATGCCTGGCCTATGCGCGGCTGGCGCATGCGCTGCGTGCCGTAAGTGGCCACCGCTGAAAACTGCCAGGCGTCACCCCCCAAAAACGAAGGCGCTGCACCAGGCTGTGCCTGCAAGTGCAAGCCGTCGCCCAGATCCAGCGGTGCAGCGCCGTATAAGTCATCCTCGTTCCAGGCACCGCCGTCACGCCGCCAGCGCAGGCGCGCGCCCTCAATGTCGAACGACACCGAATCGCCCACCTCAAACGCTATGCCGCCGGGGCTAAGCTGCACCGTAGCGGGGGCATGCGCCCAGGGCGTTGGCGCGCTGGCCAGCCATGCCCAATCCGCCAAAGCGCCCAACACCGAGCTGCGCACCGTCCAGGTCTGGGTCGGGTCGCCATTTGCGCCACCAACAAGCGGCGCACTGGCAGCACCAATAATAGGGATCACAAAGCGGTCACCCTCGGCCCATGCCGATTGGTTGTTGGTACCCGCAATGCGGATCGTGATGCGGTCGCCCTCCTTCAGGCGGTGGCCGCATTGTGTAACCAGGCCAAACCCAAATTCTTGCGTGCTGACCACCTTGCCATCGGTATTGCGGTGCGCACTCACATAGGGTTTGCCAGTAAAAGCTGGGAGATAAAAGCCCTCGGTGTCTTCCCACCAATAGGCATCACCATAATCGCGCCAGCAGGGACTCCCTGCACTGCCAGCGCTAGCTTTTGGGGGTATGCCCGCAATGGCGCGCACCCAGTCCATCTTGGCTGCGTACTTTTGCGGGAAATACTCCACGACCTTGGTGAACCTTGCCCGGTAGTACGCCTCTACCTCATTGCGCGCAGCAAGCAACGTAGCTGCGTTGTACTCGTCCCTCCGTACCCCCTCAGTTTGCTGAAAATTAAAGTAGGCTTGGTTAGGGTCGCCGCTGTCCTGAGTGAACGCAGCCGGCACAAAATCTGCTTTCGGAGTCAAATCAAATGGTTGATCCAGGCTCCCACCAGTCGCTATATCCGGTGACGCTAGACCAGTATCTGTAACCGTCAGCACCAGGCTACTGCGGGCTGCAGCAGGCATGGTCACGTCGAACTGCACACCCGTCTTCAACCACAGGGCTGCACTGTCACTAGGCAGTCTGGCGCTGGCCGACGACACCGATACCGTTGCCACCTTGATCGTATCCACTCGGTAGCCGTGGTGCGATAGGGGGTTTACGATTTCATCGCCCACCACAAAGTCGGCACCCGCTGCAGGTGCGGCTACGCGTTCCGTCTTGATAACGATCTCTTGGTAACTAATTTTTCCCGACAGCTGGCCAACGGAATTGAACCGATCAGACTCCCAGATCGGCGTGCCGCTAGGCAGCACACCGCTGGCCCCATTAACCAACATGTCAACCACCCGCACACGGCCTGCGGTATCCCCGCCGCCTGCGCGCACAGCGTCGTACACCCGACCCACCACAAAGTTGCCCCAGCTTTTTACGGCCCCCATGTCGGTAACGGTCAACACTACATCGGTCAACTCCGTCACCGTGAAGGACGAGCCTGTAGTCACCCACGCGGCGGCGTCAGCAGCAGGCAAAGTCGCATCAACGGGTGTCGCAGTTACCGTACTGCCGTTCACACTGATGCTGTCGATCTGGTAAACGTGGTGGTTCACCGGGTTGGTGTACTTACTCCCTACCAGCATCGACCGGGGCGTCCAGTTGGGTCCCGTAGCGATTTGTACGGGCGGCGCATGGGCCCCTCCCAAGTTTAGGTAAGGTGCCAGTTCGGTTTGCAACTGGGTAAACACCCCATCCCACGCGGTAGCAGCCGCCGCCACGTCATAGATCTCGGCCAAGGCCTCACCCAAGATGCCCGTGCAGCTTGCCGCAATGTCAATGTCCGTCTGGTCAAGCCCCGTCAGCACCACATTGCTGCCCACAAAGCCAGCATGCCAGCTGTACAGGCCGATTAGTCGCGTTTGGTATTGCGCGTCCATGGCACCCCCTCCATCGGGCGCAAGGCCCAGGCACTGCAGATCGACCTTAAGTGCCGTGGCAGTGCTGCAGCTGCACTCATCCGGCGGTCGCTTCTTGTATTCAAAGGTCACCTCCTTATTGGTCGCCGCTGTTCCCAGCAGCAACGGTTTGAAACAGATCGCAGGCAGGCCCTCGTCCTTGTCGCGTGTAGTGGGGCTAAAGCGTGCTGTGATAGCCGCGTCCAGCGCCGTCGCCACCTCGGGCACACCAATCGTGAACTGCACCGGCCCATCGGTGTAGAGCGCACCCGTGGTCGCAGCCGGCAGTGGCCCAACCACCCCGCCCGATACAGACCACGTCTGCCCACCACTGCCACGGCCCAAGCAAGTCACCGTCACGTTTTGCGTGGCCGCACCCGCTTGCACGGTGCCAACCTTCAGCGTGGCACCCTTGCGGGTGGCCGACGCAATCACCGGCAGGGCATGGGCATCCGTGCGCAGCGGTATATCCGTTACAGCCTGGCCACCAGGTGCGCGGTCTTGTGCCACCACGCCCAGCACCTGCACCAGCGCGCTGCGCGCCTGCACCTGGGCCAAGAAATCATGCATCGTGGTGGCCGTGTACACCTCGCTGGTAGCGCCAGCGCTCACCGTGAGCTGATAGTCACCGCTGACCCGGCGTATGCGGGTGTTCTCGGGCACGTCATAGGCCAGTGGTGGGTCTACCCGGTAGACGAACCGCCCGTTGTCCCAAGTCTTCCAGGAGCGGTGCACCGTGGGCAGGCCGGCAAACGCCATGCGAAGCGCGCCATCGGGAATATCGGCACCCGTGGCTGCAGGCTGGCCCCAGTCGAACTGCGGCCCGTCGAACAGGTTGGACCCCGTGGACATTTTTTCCAGTGTGGCAAACGGTAAGTCGGTAAACGTCAAGTTGCGCACCACGGTCACCGCCACCGCGTTACCAGCAGCACCTACGGCCCGTGCCGCCAATTGCACACCAAAGAAGTCCAGCAACGCGGGCTTGGGCAAAGTACCCGCGTCCAACAGCGTAAAGCGCAGGGTTTGCGCAGCAGCGCCCGCGTCAATCGACAACGCCTCCAGCGTGCCATTGCCCACGCCGTTCACCACCGGCGCAGACGCACGCAAGGCCCCCGCCGATCCAGACACCACCTCCACATCAATCACACTATCCTGCGCACCTGTGTAGGGGCCGCTCAGTGCCATGCGGCCATTGCCCGCGCGCTGCTGGGATAGCTGCAAAAGCTGGTTGCTGGCGCGCTGCGCCGTTGCCGATATGGCAGCCGTGCGCACCAGGTTGTGCTTGTTGCCAATGATGCGGGTGCAAGAAATGGGTTGCATGGGTCTGGGCTCAAGCTGCGGAGAACGCGCCCTTGCGCTGCAAATTGTTCAATGCTGGTGCGATGGCCCGTGCCAACGACTCCACCTGGCTGCGGCTAGCCATGTTCACACCTGCAGCCACATTGATGGTCAGGTTGGGGGCCGCAGGCCTACTGGGTTGTGTGGGGGCCGCAGGCGCTGGTTGCGTGCTGGGCCAGATGGGGGCCTGCGTGGGCTGCGTGGGCTGCGTGGGCTGCGTGGGGGCGGCACTGCCCGGTGCCATCGTCCCCGTGGCCTGCGGCGCACCGCGCTCAGCGTCTGCCCGCGTGCGGGCGTTGATCAGCACATGCTTTTCGATTTCCTTGCGCAGCTGGCCCGCCCAGTCTTCACCCAGGGCCACACCAAAGTTGTCGCTTGGCAACTGGGATTTCGCTTTAAACACCTCCGCTATTTGTAGCGACTGTTGCTCCGTCAGCCCCGCCTCCTTCGCCTGGCCATAGATGCCGCGCTCAGAATAAACGGTGTAGGTTTCGACGCGGCGCTTGCCTTGATCGTCCAGGGCAAAGCCCTCGCTGTCGCGGTTCAACCGCTTGTTCTCCAGCGCAATGGCGCGTTCGGCCAGGCCATTGGCTTTTTCTTGTGCGGATACAGTCCGCTCCAGGGCGGCGTTTTGTGCCTCCAGCGCACTGGTCACATCGTCTACCGCGCCTTTTTGATTCTTGAGCTTGCCGGTGGTCCCATCGACGGCATCCCCTGCCTTGGATTGGGCCTCCACGCACACACGGCCGTTCTCGTCAAAGCTGATCGTCAAGCCCTTCGCCGCGGCTTCTTGCTTCAGCAGGGCCTCGGTGGTGCGGCGCTGTGCGCTGCCCACATCGCCGCTGGCGGCAATGGCCGATTGGGCGTAGGTGTTGAATGCCGCCTTGAGCGTCTCCACGCTGGCCGCAGAATCACCCTTTATCTTTTCCCAAGCGGCAGCGTTGGCCGTCGCAATTTTGGTCAATTCTTCGGGCGTCTTGAGGCCCAGTTGGGCGTAGGCCTCGCGCAAGTCGTTCACGCCCTTGGTCATGCCCGACAACTTGTCCTCGCCCTTTTGCAGCCCGTCCTTGAGGTTGTCGCCGGTCAGCAGGCCCTGAGCGCCCAGCTTCTTATATTCGGCGATGACAAGCTGCACCTCCTCCTTGGTCTGCGCTGCGGCCAGGCGCTGGTCCAGCGCCTTGGCCAGTTGCACCTCTGCTATTTTTGCGTCCGTGCCAGCGGCTTTGATGGCGGTGGCCAGGTTGTCCACATCGCGCAGGTTGTCTTTAAAGCCCTTGCTCACGCCGGTGGTCAGCTCGCCAATGTCCACCCCGGCTTTGATGGCCGCTTCGCGCAGGCTGTCTATGCCAGGCTTGGCCTTGTCCAGCGCGTCTTTGAGCTCCAGTGACTTTTGCTTGGCCTGTTCCAAAAACCCATCGGCAACCTTGTCGCCCAGCACCTTGCGCACAGCCTCTATCTGCGCACGCAGCGCATCAATCGCGGCCTGGCTGTCTGCCGTGTTGATGCCCTTGCCCAGGCTGGCGGTCAGCACCTGTGCGGTGTCCGCGCCCTGCGCCTTGAGTTTGTCCAGCCCGTTAATGATGGCCTCGGTGTCATTGATGGCGCTTTGTGCCGCCTTGCCCATGCCCCCGCTGATGACGCCCATGTCCAGGCCCGTGCGGCGCACCGCTTCTTGCAACTGTGCGCCCACCACCTGCTCAAACCGCTTGGCCTCGTTGCCCGCTGCCGCCAGCGCCTCACGCGCCTTGTCTTCAAAAACCTGGAGTTCTTTGCCTTTGAGGCCACGGGCTATGGCGTCAGCAAGGGCGGCTGCGGCCTTATCTGCCTCCGCCTTTAGTTGATCCATGCCCTGCCGGAAGCGCATCTCAAACACGGCCAGGTCTTGCCCCTTCAGCGCGTCGGCCCAGGCGTTCTGAAACTCGGTCGCAGTGATCTTGCCCTCGGCGGCCAGCTTGTCCAGCACGCTGGCCGCCGTGCGAATGCCCGCCACGTTGGACAGATCAAAATCTTTGCCGATCTTGCCAATGGCATCCGCAGCGCTGTCGCCCTTGCTGCGCATCTCGTCAAACTTGGTGACCAGCGCGCTGCCTTCCTTGGTCAGGCCAAAGGTGCGGTCGGCGGCCTCCTTTGTCGCCAGCGCTTGCTTCTTGCGCGCCGCCGTATTGGCCTCCATTTGTTCGGCACTGGCCTTCTCCATGGCCGCCAGTTCGGCAGAGCGGTCCTTGGCCCCCATCATCTTGGCAGCCCACTCGCCGATGGCCGTGCCGTAGCTCTTGAAATTGAGCACCACGTCCAGCACGAGCAGCGGGGCGAACGCCCGCATCAGGCCGCTCACAGCACCGCGCAGCATGCCAAACATGGGTGCGGACGCGGCCGCTGCCGTGCCTGCACCGGCCAGCTTTGGCATTACACCGGTCAGGTTGATGGCTTGATTCGCCACATCGGCGGCCAGCGTCTTGAACGCCGCCGAGCTAGCCACCTGCGCTGCCGTGCTGGCCACTGTGGCCGCAGTATTTTGCACCTTGGCCGAAGTGCTTTGGACGGTGGCGGCAGTTGCCACCTCGGTCGAAGCCGCCATGCCCTTGACGGCCGCGCTGGCGGCAATCCAGTCCTGCGCCATGCTGAGTATCTTCATGGCACCGACCACCTGCCCGGTGTGGATCATCACCGTGGCCACCGTGCCCAGGTTGTTCGCCAAACCGTCTATAACCCCGGCCAGCTTGGCCGTGTAACCATGGGCCTTGTCTGCCTCGCCGACATACGCAGTAAACGACGTGGTCAGGTTGGTCATAGCCCGGCCCACCGTGGCGGGCAGCTTGCCAAACTCGCTTTGCACTGCGTCGGACTGGCTTTGCAGTGATTTGATAATTGTGGCGCTAGACAACTGCCCGGCCTCGGCCATCTTGCGCAGCTCGCCCGTGGTCACACCCAGGCCGTCCGCCAGCGCCTTGGCCAGGCGGGGCGATTGCTCCATGACGGAGTTGAATTCGTCACCGCGCAGTACACCGCTCTGCAGTCCCTGCACCAGTTGCACAATGCTGGCCTTGGAAGCCTCCGCACCGGCACCGCTGAGCTGGATGGACTGGTTGATGGTCTCGGTAAGCTTGAGCGCCTCCGCCTGGCTCACACCCAGGGTCTTACCGGCCTCGGCCAGCTTGGTGAACAGCACGCCGGTTTCTTCCACCGCGCTGTTGGTGCGCTTGGCCACATCAAACACACCCGCAAAGGCGGTGTCGAATGCCTTGCCCTCGCCCGTGGTGAGCTTGATGCGGGCTTCCAGATTCTTGTAGCTATCAGCCAGGGCAGAAATGTCTTTGACGCCTTGCACACCCACGCCCACGCCCACCAGCGCCAGCAGCTCGGCCTTGGCATTGGCCAACTGCACCGACACCGACTCCAACCCATCCCGCAACTTGCCCGAAGTAGCGGTAAACCCCTTGGCCGCAGCGTCCGCACTGCCCACGCCACCAGCCGCACCACTGGCATCCGTGCCTAGTTTCTTGGCCGCTGTGCCCGTAGAATCCAGCGCATGGCCCAGCGCGCCCACTGACGCTTCGCCAGTGACGTTTGCCTTGACCTCAATTTCGACCTTGTTACTACCGGTAGCCATGATGGGTAATTCACTCTTACGTGTTGTTTGCGCAGTGGCCTACACCCTGCTGGCCGTGTGGCTGCTCTTGGCGTTGGTGCATTTGGGTACCTGGCTCTTGGTCATAGGCCTGGCAGTGCTGGCCGTAGTCATCACCACCAAGCGCCTATGGGCGCCGGTGCTCTTGGGGCTGTGGCTGGGCCTGCACTAACTAGGCGCTTAGCCTCCTCGTGCCAACTTCGCCCGGAAGAACTGGCTAATACCCACGCCCACCTTGCTGGCATCTTTCAGCACCTCGGCCTCCACCTCCAGGTCAGAGAACTTGTCCCCCAACAGACTCAGCGCCTTGGTCGGGCTCAGCTGCGCGCGGTAGATGTCCACAATGACCGGCTTGCCGCTGTTGGCCTCGTTCAGGCCTTCAAAGTGCAACTCCAGAATAATGGCACCGCTGGTCATCGCCTCCACCTTGTCGTAAGCCAAAAAGGCGTAATCCACCTTCAGCGCTTGGCCATCGGTGATCGCACCAGCAGGCAGGATGTAAATGCCGCCGGCCCGCACTTCGTAGTCGGTGTTTTCCACAAACAACGTGGAACCAATACTACTGTTCACCACCACAGTGGTGGGGTTAATGTTGGCAAACGGCACCAGCGCGCCCTTGTAAGCGGTCACCACTTCGTCCGTCACCGTGCCGCTCGCCACAGCAGACTCGGTGCCAAACACAGCACGTGCCACGTTGGTCTTGTTCAGGTCGCTCAGCTTCATCTGCAGCGTCACGGTGTCAATGCGGCTCACGCTGGCATAGGTGCCGCCGCCCGGTTTGCTGAAGTCTTTCAGCTTTTGCTTGTCTTCTTTCACGGCCAAGTCCAGCTTGCTGGCGTTGCCCAGCTCCAGCAAGCCCGCCGCTGCACCGGCCACGCGGGCGTAAATCTTGCCAGCACCCAGGTAAGGGTAGTAAACGGTATCAGTCATGGTGTAGCTCCTTTGGGTAAAAAAACGGAATCAAAAAAATCAGCCCGCGTTCAGAGCCAGCTCAGCCACAAAGGCCATTGGCAAATATGCGAACCCATTGCTAAAGCCCGCGCCTGGCCCTTGCGCCAGGGACAACGGCTTGGATGCGCCTTCGGCCTTGAAACCCATCAGCGCTTTGGCTACGCGGCCAAATATCAGCCCCGCTTCAGCACGGGCGGCCGCACCGCTGCGCGTGTCTTTCACATTCTTGGTGGCCACAATGGTCAGCCAGGTCTGCTCAATGCGCGCTGCCTTGCCGTCGCTTCGGCTCTCCAGCACGCGGTAGTTCTGGTACACCACATGCACTGCCGGTGTCACCTGGCTGCCCTCTGTCACGCCAGCCAGGTCGGCAGCGGCCAGCACATGCACCTTCGGGCTCAGGCCCACCAGTTGCTCGTTCAGGCGCGCCATGATCTGGGGCTCCAGCACCATCAAGTCTTCAATCGGGGTCACGCGAACCCCCGCATGCTGTCGTCAGTGATCTGGCGCGGGGTGAACGCGTGGTATGCCGTCTCCACCCCAGCCACGGCCGCTGCCGCCTGGCCCACCAACAGCACATCACCATTGGCAAGGCGCTTGAGCAAGCTCACAGCATCCTCATAACGCTGGCGCACCGTACCGGCCACACCGTCGTCATAGAGCCGGTAGCGGGCTATGTCTGCCGCCAGGCGCACCAACACGACCGGGGTGCCGACCAGCGGCAGCGTGTAGCGCCCGCCCAGGTAGCTATCAATCTCGGCATCCGCATCCGCCAGCGCATTACCCAGCAGCACGGTGTTGATGGCCACGCCCTCAGCCGGGTCGGTGCGCTGCACCAGCTCTGGCTCGCCAAAGCGGGTGATCATCTCGGCCAACGTGGCGTAGGTCATGGGGTCTGGGCTCAGTCGCTGATTAGTCGGCTATCAGGCGTGGCGGTGCGTGACGATCTGCACCTCCACCAACTGCCCGGCGGCGCTGGTTGCACCCAGGGCGCGGCCACAGTGGTCGGCCAGCGTGCCCACGGCACCACGGCCGGTGGCGTCGGTTGCGGGCTTGATGTAGTCGCCAAAGGCCACAGCCTCGCTACACTCCACCAGGTACGAATAGCTGGTGACTGCGCTCACCGCTTCGCCAATGGCTGGCGCCGTCTCCGTCACGCCCTGGGCGTCATGCACGCCACCGGCTGCTGTGGCGTAGGCACCGTCGTAGCCCACGAAGCGGTTGGCCGCTAGCAGGGCAGCGGCTACCAGTGTGACCGCCTGCAGCTTGTTGTACTGCTGGCCCGAGTTGTTTTGTGAAGGCATGGTGAATTCCTGTTATGTCGTTGAGTGGTGAAACAAGGTGGGCTTGCCCATAAGGGCGTTCCCGCTACTTCTTTTTGGTGCCGCCTTCGGTGCTGGCGGTCGTCTTTTCTGTGGACGCCGCTTCTGCGGCCTCTTCAACCGACCCCATGCGCAACAGCTCCTGCGTGTCTTGGGGCGACAACTCAGGCAGCTCGCTGCCGGGTAAAAACTCCTGGGGCTTGCCGTCCACCAAGGTGGCAACGCGCACGCGTGCAATAAGTTTGGTCATATTTACTTTGGGTTTTGGAACAGGAAGGCGGCCGTGTTGTAGGCCACGTTGGCCCGGCGCTCATAGGTCGCGCCGTAAACCCAACTCTTGTTGGTGTTCTCGTAATACGGCGTTTCGGCAAAGGGGTGGCCTTCCAGCACATTGGTAAAGCCAAACGCGGGTTCTGCCAGGCTGATGTCTCCACCGCTGCCCCCCATGCTGGGCACATAGGCCAGCACCGCGTTGTTGCCCCATACATCGGTGCCCGTGCCGTTGGCGTCCTTCAAGATCGCGTCGCCCACCACAATATTGCTCACATTCAAAATGCTCTTGAGCTGGTCCATGGTCGCAGGCCCCATCTGGTTGGCAGACAGGTAGGTCTTCACCTCAGCATTCGTCACCAGGCAGATGGCAGCATCTGCACTCAGCAACAGCGTGTTGGGCCGCTTGCCAATCTTCTTGCGAATTACATCGGCGTTGTCGCGGATATTGGTCACCGGCGTGCCAGTGCTGGCACTCCACTTGGTGCCACCCGCCAAGGCCAGCACATGGCCGCCGGCATAGGTGCCGCTGGTGGTGGCCACAGTGGCCACGTCCCCCTCGTAATCCAGGTCCAAAATATCCTTGGCCGTCACCATGGCCACGCGGCTAATGTCCAGGTAGTTGCCCACATTCAGGCGTCGGCTCTCATCGCTCTCACGAATCAGCTCACGCGGAATAGGCACCTCCACCGACTGCTGGTCAATCGTGTACGTCTTGCCCTGGTAGCTCACATCCACCCGCTTGGTGGCCGTGCCAGGCGCACGGCGCAGGTTGTAGCGCTTGAAGCGCTCATCCCCCAACTGGGCCAGGGTGATGGCGCTCAGCGCCTGGGGCAGCCGTGGGAACAACTGCTCGGCAACGTAAGTACCCTGACCCATGCCCAACAGCAAGTTGGTCAAAATGGGGCTTTGGTTCAGGCGGATTTGTGCGGGGTTCATCATGGTGGCGCGTCCTTAAAGTGGGGGTCGGTGGGGTTCAGCTTGTGAACGTGGTGGTAACGGCTTTGAGCGCTTCGGCGTAGCTCACCGTCGTGTGATGGCGTCTATAGGCATCCGCGCGGTTGTGAATCTCGTTCTCGCTCAAGCCTGCGGCACTGCCAGCGCCAGGCACCGTGCCACCAGGTGCGTGCTCGCCATAGTTCACAAGCGACTTGGAGCGCATGATCAGGTCTTTGAGCCAATCAACGGCGGACACGGTTTTGGTCGAACCGCCTTCT